AGCTCCAATTTTACGAGATGGATCTTTAGACCAAGACGCGATATGTCGAGCTAATTCAAGATATCGCTTATCCCATTTATAAGTTTTTGATATTCCCCAATCGTTCATTACTTCACCAAATCAAAATGACGTTCGTAAACGTGTAAATTTTGTACCTGCCAATAGATTTCACCGTCATTAACACTTAGATCGTCTGCTAATGAACATAACACATATTCTTGCCATGCATAATCATTACGGTAACCGAAGATCACATCGTTAGATCGCATTTGAACTACACAATGTAATGCGCCATCACGAATATAATATGTTACGGCATTTGTGCAAATAAAATCGTTTTTACCTTGATCGTTGTATTCTACCCATATCGAAGGACGTTGATAAATCATAGACGCTCTACGAGAATCTGGATTACTAGTTAACTCAATTAAAACTTGGTCATATTGTGCATGGTACTTTTCGTTAAAAATTAAATTGCCATAGTTTGAGTTAATTTCGCCATGCTCATTTGCTGTCATTTTCCAGGCTGCAGGCGGGCTTTTAGAATCAGTTCCATATATGTCATTAATATTTGTAGACTGCGATTCGTACCATGCGAGTTCTGCATCAATGTATTCCTGATTAGGTTTACCAAATATAGCAGGTTCACTAGCATGAAATGATGCACCAAGCAATTCAATAGTCTTACTACCGTTGCGGTCGATAACAAAGTTTTCTTCTGCAAGCTCCTGTTTGAAGTGTTCTCTAATTGCGTTTAAATAAATCATTTTTTGTACCTATCGTCAAGTTCTGGATGCTCCATGCAGTGCATCATCAGAATCATTAATTGTGTTGCGGCATGTGATAAATGTGTTTTACCAGACTCTGGATCTAGGTCTTCGCCTGCATGCCAAGCGTTAAGATGTCGTTGTATTGAAGAATAAGTTCGTAGCTTACTGGTTGAATCACCATCATCACGCCAGTTGTTTACGCCATACTTTTCTGCGCCGAAGCCAAATACTTCTGCGATTTCTAATAATGCTTCTGGTGGAATTAAAGCTAATGGAGCTTTGCCTTCATCGAATTTCATAATAATGCCTTTTTAATTTTAATATGGTTATTATAACATAACATGGTGTGTTTGTACACAGTTTTTTTCATTAATTTAATGGGAAATTAAATCTGTAGTCTGGATCTTTACCTGGAAACGATTTGCCAACACGTAGTGCGTTTATTGCTTTATGAGCATCAACCATTCCAAGTATTTCGTAAGAATACTCTTCACCTTCTCTTAAGGGATTTGACCACGGTTCTACCCATTTCCAAATAAGAAAGTAATCTATATTGCCTAGAAGTACTTGCTCTTGCGGATAATAATTTATTTTAACTCCAATCTTTGCAAACATCTTAAAATCAATATTACCATATTTTTCATGTATATTATCGTACGCAATACCTTCGTACAAGGTAAGATCATCACGATGATTTATAATATCATTTTCAGGAAATTCTGAATCCCATCTACGATATTTATTCAGCTCGCTATTGTCACGAGTTTTAGCGACATGTTTGTCTCTCTTAGCAATAAATGCTGCAGTCGGAACTCCAGAATATATTCCATTGAATTCAGTAATTATGTCTGATTTATGAACCTTCATAAACGACACCTTGCTCGTTTAATGCTGCTCTATTCCATAAATGACCCTTTTCAGTATCATCCTTTGATTGGCCAAAATAAGGAACAGCGTGATGCTCGTCAATCATTTGTTGATTAATGCTATAAGTACTATCTCCTACAAATAATTCTCCTAAAATTCTACCAAATTTACCTTTACCATGCGACTGCAATTCTACATCGCCTTCGGCCAATAGAAATTCTAAGTGAGCCTTGCTTTGCTTACCGTAAAATTTTTCTTCTAAATCTCTGGTTCTAGATTCTGGAGTATCAATACCCATCATTCTAACCCTTTGTTTTTTAAGAACAGTGCTAAAACCTAGATCGACGTCTACATCAACAGTATCTCCATCAACTACTCTTGTTACATATACTCTATACCTATACATCTTCGATCCTTGATATCACTGCTTTGATATCTGTAACGTCAATAATTGCCGCCGCGTTTCCTTTATAATCTACCGGCATAGCTTTATTCCAATCAAGGAAAACTTTATCTCCAGACATAACTTGACCAATAGCTCCAACACTTACGGATAATACTAATGCAGGCTTTGATCCCTTTGTAGTATCACCAGTAAGAATAATACCACCTTGAGTGGTTTCCTCTTTTTCAGTCGCTGTCACTAAGACTTGACTGTGTAACATTTTAATGCTCATAATTTCTCCTAAATATTATTTTTAAAAACAAATTCAATAGCTCTTTCAGCTTCTTTTACCATATCTCTTTTTCCATACCAACCACCAGTGTCATTGTCCAAGTCTGAACAAATCCAAGCAACCTCACGAGCAGAGATTGGATAACCTCGTTGCATTGCGTTACCTGCTGTTGATACCATAATTTTATACATCTGTAAATACCAGCCTGAGCCAGTTATTGATTTATATTCATTAACTTGTTTTTGATTTACAAAAGGACAGTCTTTATATCCTGTCCATGAAAAGTCAGTGTTACTGAGTCTTTCTTTACGATGTTGTATAAGCCCTTGTTTAATCGAGTCTGGTAACTTATCGAAAAACGATTCATTTGGTACGACATATCGGTGTTGTTCCATAAGTTTGTTGGGATCCATTGTGATACCATCATGGGAAAAGATGAAGTTATAGGATCCTTTGTATTTACTTGGTACGTAATACATTCTTGATAGGTCTTTTGTTTGGGCATCTGCGATGTCTCCTATTTCTTTATTAAGTGCAAACCAGAAGTGTTTGATTTTATCTGATTCCACGTATTCTGTAAGTGGAAATACTAATCTAAATTTTGGATGTTCTTTGGTTGATGATGCTGTTGAATAACATACATATTTGTACTCTGAATATTTCTCATGAATATCTTCAATTGATCCTTCATAATCATCAACATCAACAATGCCGAAACCACCCCAGCCAGTCACATTTGCATTAGCTCGGGTAGTTCCATCCTGATAAATTGCAGGTGATATTAATGGAGCATCAGCTTTCTTCTGATACTTATCGCTTCCTGCTAGCTTGTATAATACTTTTTCAAAGTCGTCAAACGAATTATAATCAACACGTTTTACGGTTTTGTTATCGTATATACTATCAAAGATCGTTAAAGATACCATGGTTACCTTCGTGTGATGGAGCTTTCCAACCTTCAGGTTTCATAAGATCGGGAAGTCCCAACGGGTTAGGTCGGCCTTCTTTAACGCCAACGCTTTTTGACATGTTTGCTTTAAGAACTTCATCCCATGCTTTGTACGCATCTACGCCAAACGCATCTAGAGTTCCAATTGCAACAACACATAAGTCGATCAAACCATCGACGAGCTCTTCACCGTCCATAGTCTCGTATGCCTTCTTAGTTTCGTCAAGTTCTTCTTGTAAAAAATCAATTCTAAACTTAAGAAAAGCTTTCAACTTGTCTTTGTTTTCTTTATTGTTAAAAACCCATTCAAGAGTTTCAAACTTATCTTGCATGACTTCGATGTCTTTTACCCAGTCTGTGCTCATACTATAATTCCTTGTTTTGGTGGAGTTACGATACCGCTAGTCATAGATCTGATTTGATCTACGATTTCTTCAACTGGATCTACGACCATAACTACAAATCGATTATCAATCACAAATCGATCATTTTTTGCATAGGCCATAAAGGGAATAAATCCTATTTTGCCAGGTTCAGTAGCTACCATAGAAAATGCATCAGTTATCGCAACCGAGTTTTCTGTTTCTTCGACATTACAAATGATTTCATCACCTGTTGTCAATCTTACTATTTTCATATTTTTCTCCTGTATGTGGTATATTATAACACGACTTTAGTGTTTTGTACACAGTTATTTTAGAAGAATTCATCGAGTGTCGCGATCTCTTTAGAATTCCATCCAACAGCCGATAGAATCGGGTCAATAACATCTAAGAATGTTTTGTTGAATTGTGTATCGTAATCAATATAACGATGTAGGCCAAACTCTTCAGGAAGGTAATCTAAGAAAGAAATTACATTTTCCTTGATGTGATTTGGCGTTCTTAAGTATATAAACTTAATCTTTTCGCCATTCTGAATTTTGTTATATTGTTTATCTAGGGAAAGATCCTTTAACATCTTATTGTATAAGATACCGCCACGTGCGTGGATAGGAGTTCCTTTGCGATAAATTGTCTGTTTGTCTTTAAATTGAGTAAGATTTGTAATGCCTCGTGGGAATGCAATCTGATCTGGAGACAAAGTTTTAAAATATGTTCGGAATGATTCGATGTTGTTTTGTACATCACGTTCGGTTCCGCCAATAATAGTTTTAAACATTTCTTTTAAAGCTTCACGGCATGGCGCAGGCGTTGAAGACTTAATAGCTTCGATGCCCATGATTTTTAGCTTAGGTTCGGCGTAACGAACGCCTTCGTTGTCTAGTACATTTAGAATATAACGTTTCTTGGCAGTCCAAATACCACGGTCAGCAATAGCTTCACGTTTCATTACCATACGATTTTCGATACCACCCATGATATTAAACAATTCGCCATATGATTTTTCTAGAACATCTTCAAGCTTTTCTTTGCAAACCGTATCAACAAATTCTAATGGATTTTTAGGATTTACAGCAGATACCAGATCGTCTAGGCATACATACACTGAGTCGGTATCAATAGCAAGGACGTAATCTTTCTTAGTCTTAAGCACTGAGTTGAGGTAAGTGTTAATGGCCTTTTCAGCCCATCGGATCGTAAGCTGTCCAGTAAGTGTAATTCCTTCTGCGATTCGCTGATCGAAGAATCTGAAATATTTGTTGCCGAGAGCACCATAAAGAGAATTAAGGAGGATCTTAATAGACATCTGTTGATTCTCTGCAATAGCGATATCCCGCTGAACCCGATATAATTCTTGTTTATCATTTTTATCAATCCTTTCAAGTTCTCGTTGGGAATTAATCATTTGCTTTTTAATGACAACACGTTCGCTGTACATTTCATCAATGATTTTAGGTAAAATACCTTGTTCGTCAGTTTTAAAATATTGACCTGATGCTGCGGCACATTCATTAACTTCAAGCTTTGGACGAATTTCGCCAGAAAGAAGGTTGTCAACATTTACATTAGCAACTTTGCCTGGAATAATAGTTTCAGGGGACATATTATTTTGCATAATGATTGATGGATACAGTGAGTTTAAATCAAAAGAAACTACCCACTCGTGCATTCCAACATGTGGATCTTTAACATAACCGCCAGGATATGGGGTTTTAAACTTCTCTTCAGCGAAGGGAATTATAACTTGATTTGCGTATAGATTCCGAAATATGATAGCATCCCATATTGCAGTAGTACCCATAACATCGCTGTAGTTTACACCACCACGATACGCCATAGTAAGTGCCAACGTAATAAGTCCCATCTTATCCTCGAATCGATCGACAAGATCTACGTCTTTGATATTATAATCAATAAACTTTTGATGATCATGTTTATAAAGCGTGTGTAAATTACCGTGCTCTTCGTAACTTAGCTTTTTCTCACCAAGGACGACCGAAGCAATATGATCAAGCTTATAAGATTCTTGCGGACCGTATGAATAACCAAACTTACGAAATAAATCTAGGTAATCCATCTGAGCAATGCCTTGGATATCATAAGCAATTTGTTTACGTTGCATAGTTGTCACATCGCGACGATCTAACAATCCCCATGGAGATAATCTACGAACAATATCTTCACCATGGATTTTAATAATACGATTAATGAGATACGGCATATCAAAGAATCGCGAATTCCAACCGGTAATAACATCTGGACAATGTGAAGGTAAAGACCAATGCGTAATAAATTCAAGTAGTAATTCAGATTCGGTTGTACATTTCTTATAGACAACTCGATTTTCTTGCATAATTGAAGATTCTACATCATAGTCTTTTAAACCCCACACGTAAAATGTGTTATCAATATTGTTTTTCATACAGATCGCAGTAACTTCATGCGCTGCGTGTTCTGGTTCAGGAAATCCTGCGTCGGATTGAACCTCGATATCGATTGTTGTTACGTTAATTAGATTTCTATCAAATTTAATTTCACCTGGAAATTCATCATTGATAAAAGCCGGAATATGTTTGTTGTTTCCGTAGATATGTCTACCAACAACATGTTCGTTCACCTTTAACCATTCTTTTGCGTCTCGCATAGATTCGAATTTAATAGGTGATACGTTATTACCATCTAGTGATTTCCATGCAGACGGTTTAGCCGTACTTACAAAATATGTAGGTTCATATTTAATTTTTGTTTGAATTTTTTTGCCGTTTTTATAACCACGATACATTAGCGAATTGCCGTATCGAGAAACGTTTGTATAGAATTTTATGTTCATAGTATAACCATATCAAATTTATATGTACATATTATATCATAATTTAAACACGTTGTACACTTTTATGTACTAAAAAGTGCCAACATACTACGCTTTTATGTAGGAAAATTGGGAGAGATTGCTCTCTCCCGATCCGATTCCTTTAAAATGAATTCATCTGCAGATAAATGATAACTGGTGAAATTGCTAAAATTCCACACATTAAAAATATCAGTTCGAATCCAGTCCTAATGTCATCTTTGTGTTTACGTATGTAACCCATGATTTGACTCCAGTAAATTGATTATTACAATCCACTGAGTTTTCGCTGCTCACCGGAATCTATTCTTGAATAAATTCCTTCTTCTTTGATGCCCCAGCAGACCCGATTTCGATCTTCCTAGGACGCCTTTCTTCTGGAACTTCAACCCTGGCATTCACCACAAGTATTCCATTCACAAGATTGGCCCCGTCAATAACGACAAATTCTGAGAGGCGGAATGACTTCTCAAATTTGCGGGATGAGATACCTTTGTGTGCGTATTCACGTTCATCATCATCTAGATGTTGACCTTTAATTAATAGAATACCATCCTTTACTTCTACAGAAATGTCTTCTTCCGAAAATCCTGCAACAGCAAGTTCGATATTGAAGTTATCATTATCGATCTTCACAACGTTATGTGGGGGATAGTTGTCTTGAGATCTTCCAGCTGAGTGGATTCTTTCAAGTTCGTTTAATATTGGATCAAATCCAATGAATAGTGAACGCGGTACGTTCATAGTACTTCTTACCATTTTAGTTTCCTCCTATATATAGCAAGGTTAATATATGGACCCGACCAATTCGGCATCCAGATTTATTTATACAAGTTTATTTATTAGTTTAAGCACTTATTGCAGACTTTATTTAGTCTACCACATTTCATAAACTTATGGAACTTCTTCCACACTTTTTTAATTTTTTTCTCCATTGTTACTATTTCCTATATTATATTTAGGACATAGTTGCCATTGTGTTTTTTCCTTATATGGAATAACTTTAATCTGCCTTAACGGTGCAATATCTTTGGCTTGTTCAGCACTAACGAAAGTAATAAGCCCCCAGTCTGCTAACAACGTTGCAATCGTGTTTCTACGTTGAATATCGTTTAGCAATAAATTCGAAGGCTTTCCGTCTAATAGGAATAATTCCTTAAAGTGTACGATAAAGTACCTTCCTTGTTTATGCAGTATATGACATGATTGATATAGCTTTTGATCTTTTCTAGACGCCACACCAATACGTGTTAATGTTTCTCTGATTTTGAGAAAGTCATCTGGTTCATTTAGAGTAATTTCCAGCATAGAAGCTGGAGTCCACTGGACCTCAATATTATTTTCGTTTTCCACCTTTATAAATCCTTAATTTCAATTCGTTAATTTGCTCATCATTTAATAATGACAGTACAGATTTAGCCTTTTCATTACTATATCCATAATATTCTTTTATTAATTCTAGATTTTCTATATTAATAGGTTTAGCCCATTTAGAAAATCTTTTCTTCTTGTTAATTATATTTATAAAAAAATCAAACTGAAGACGATGATCAACATGATGATTTATATTCATTTCATTAGCGAAAAGAATAGTGTCAGGAAAATAAGAAAGTCCACGATTTACCATAAATGGAGTATATGCCTTTTCAGAAATATCATCAACCATTATATCCTTTTTTGTTACATTAATTGCGTTTAGATAATCGAAGGGGTTCATTTAAAATGGACCCCCGCCATTACCTCAGTAAGACAAGCAACTGTATTTAATTCGTGATCTGCAACAAAGGAATTCTTATATTGATAGTCCGCAAGAATAAGTACCAATTGAGGTATACTCTGAGGATCGATATAGTCATTCATATTATCATAAATTTTACGATAAATTGCTGCAGGTTCAGAATCAATATTGTTGCTTACCCACTGACGCATACCTTTAAAGTTCTTCCCTTTCAAATGAATCATAAGATCATTGAGGGACACTTCCGATAAAGATACTAAAATGCCTGTGTCGATAGTACCGCTACTACCGTAACGTTGAAGCTCGTTTAGAACTTTACGCCAATCAGGCATGTGTTTCATAATAAGTTCAGCAACTACCTTTTCATCAAACGATATACCTTCATCCGTTAGGATTGATGTACAACGTTTTAGAAATTGTCCACAAAGTGGAACTGAATCTTTCTTAGAAACGTTAAACTCAATGGTAGTACAACGCGAATGCAAAGGTTCAATGATTCTGTTCTTAAAATTACATGTCAATATAAATCGACAGTTATTTGAGAACTCTTCAATAAAACCACGTAATGCAGGTTGCGTTGATTGAGCGT